GGAACAGAAAATTCCACCCAAATGTATTGGGTTTTCTGCTACACCAAACTTGACATTTGCGCCTTATAAAACAGTATTAACCACGTATTCTATTTATGATGCTTTCTTAGATGACGTTATTGTACCACCTAAAATAAAATGGTTTTCTTGCGACGATATTTTACCATACGTAGAAGTTGTCGAATTGATTAAATCGGAGATTCATTCGAATTGCTTACCGTTTCGAAAAATCATTGTGTGGTGTGGTATGATCGACTTATGTATGGACATGGCGGTTTTGTGGTCTCAGTATTTTGCCAATTACTTGATTTGTATCGACACTTCAAAAACCAGTGAAGGATATGGTACATACGAAGAATTTGATAAAGTAGAGACTGACGCTATCTTATTTTGTGCAGCTAAGCACCGCGAAGGTTCTGATATAAAAAACCTGGATTGTTGCGTCTTTTTGGACAAGGTAGAAAATCGCTGTCCAAAAGTGTTTTTACAGTGTATTGGACGGGTTCTGCGTCTTGATAAAGGACGACTAAAAAAGTTTGGGTTGGTTATTGACGTTCGAGCAAAGAATTCCCTGGTTATTTGTAATCATTTGAATCATTATTTAAATTTACCGGCGGATATATTTCCTTGGAAATATGATTATTGCGTTTCGATGAAAGCGGACAAAATGATAAAAATTAATGAATTACTTATGATTAAACCCAAATCGGATAGTGAAATGGCAGCTGATAATGTAGCAGAGGAAAAGTTACCATGTCCAGAGACCGTAGATGAATTAAAGGCATTATTTATACGGGAAATTCCACATAATGATCCAAAGTATTCCGAAAGACTTGATTACGAACTTGATATGTTGGATCGAAAAGACTTGATTAGCCATCTTAGTCAAGCAATTCAAATATTGAAAATGACCAAACACATTCCTCATGTTACGCGTGGTTCGTGTGGTTCGTCGCTAGTATGTTATCTACTTGGTATCAGTCATATCGATCCAGTAAAAAACGGCATTAATTTTGCCCGATTTTTGACAGAATATCGAAATAATTTACCAGACATTGACCTGGACTTTCCGCATAATTTGCGCGACGAAGTTTTCTTAAAAATTGCACTGACTTGGCCAGGAAAGGTTGCAAGAATAAGTAATCACGTTTATTATCATGACAAGTCGGCGATTCGTCAAGCAATACGTAATGCGGGAATACATAAATTTATCGGAAAGCATGAAATCGACGCTGAATTGAAGAAAATGCCAATTGAGATGCAGCACTCTATTATGAAAGAAAAAGACATCATAGAAAATACCTTTCGTTGTTATTCGCTTCATTGCGGGGGTATCGTATATTATCCCGACGGTATTCCCGAAGAGTTATTATTGGATACAGGTGGTTCAAATCGGGGTGCGCTCAAACAAATTACGATGAACAAATATGACATTTCGAAAGAGAAGAATTTCAAAATTGATATTCTTTCGAGTCGTGCGGTCAGCCAATGCTACGAAATTAACAAATATGCGCCTATTTGTTTTGAAGAATTTACCTATGATAAAAAAACATTTGATATGCTTCATCGCGGAGACAATATAGGTATTATTTTAGGTGAATCTCCGTTGATTCGCACTGCGTTTATTCGTTTTAAACCCGTCGATATTTATGGTCTCGCTGTATGTTTATCAATTATTCGTCCGGCTGCTGCGGATGCGAGAAATTGTATGGAATCCTCTGATTTTGATAAAAATATTATTTTCGATGATGATGCCATTGATTTGATTAAGAATTATTTAGATATAGACGATGGATTGGCGGACAAATATCGCCGTGCTTTTGCCAAGGGTGACCATAAAGGCATCGCCGAATTTAGAAAGCTTTTGACGCAATTCACGAAAGAAAAGCAGAAAGAAATTATGCAGAAGTTGTCGAATTTGTCGCGCTACGGTTTTTGCAAAGCTCATGCCTTTTCGTACGCACAGCTGATATGGAAGTTGGCATATATGAAGGCAAATTATCCTTACGAGTTCTGGAAAGCGACATTAAATAACTGTCAGTCTTCTTACAAAAAGTGGGTTCATTACTACGAAGCTAGGATTGCTGGTATTGATTATTCAAAGCAACAGCTGAAACGCGATGATGTTTCTATTTATGCCACGAATCGTCGGAAAAAAATTGTTAGCTTTACTCCTCATGAACAACTGCGAAAATATGGATATTGGTTTATGAAAACAGATGAGTTCTTTCCTGGGTGTTATTTTAGGAGGCAGGGAGACGCTTATCATTATAACGGTATCATTGCTTCGTCTCGGGTTCGTAAGACAAAAAAGGGGAAACGTTTGATGTTGTTTATCGGTGTAGAAAGGTCAAAATATATTCAAATTAATATCGACAACGTAAAATTCTATACGGAAAAACATATTGGTATTGAAGGAAGCGGATCTATGCTTACCAACGATGACGAAATATGCTCTATTATTACTACGGAGAAATGTCGGTTTTATTAGCACTGAACGTAATTTTTATCGGGTTTCATTATAAAATAAGGTGTTTGGACATAATCTGTTGTAAGTTCTTCCCCTTTTAGTATTTTTTTTGAGCTATATGCGTACCACTCGTTTCCGACCTTTACCAATTTAGTGTTCATTTTTTTTGAAGAAGATGGACAATGATTTACTTTTGAGCCTAATGTTTCTTCAATAGTTTTGTCGCAATTTATGACTAAAAATAATTTTTCATTTGCGTCGTGATCTTTCGTTGCAAATACCCCCACGCCATGTACTTGGCTGTTTTTAATCTCAAACGGCGCTATTGGGCGGAATAATAAACAAAGCACAATGATAACAAATAATATAAGCCCTGTTATTTTCCAAAAGTATACGTTTATCATTTATATACAGGAATATATATTTGCTAAAAATGTCATTTTTATTATTAAAATAATATAAAAGTAATTATATATTATTATTAATGCGATTCATAAAAAATCTATTACATAAATATTTCAAAGAGCCAAGAAAAGTGCTAGGCCGTTGGCAACTCGACGAATGTAACAAAAGAATAAATAAAAAGATTGATTATTCAAACGAAGACCATTGTGGACCCTGTGGTCAATATAAGATGCCTACTGATAAGAAACCTACAAACAAACCGTAATGTATGGGAAAGATGATTTTTATTCTTAGAAAACTAAGAATAAAACGAAGTCGAATTGTAAAAAGGAGGGGTCATGGCTTGTCCATAGGTTACTCGCTGCCAAAAAATGCTCCTTTTCCAACCTTAAAATCACTGAGTCGCGTAACAATGTCATCATTTTTTTTTATAATTTCTTTAATTAAATCTTTAATCGAAATCATACCAACAAATTCTTCATTTTTCTCGTCGGTAACTAAGAGATGCCGAATATCTTTAAATAACATTTTGCCCATACACGCCTCTAAAGAATCATCGGTTTTGGCAACAATGATTTTAGGACCATAAGTACAGATATCTTTTACTCGAACTGAATAAAAATTCCTTTCCGTTATTGCTGCCTTGTTGATAAAATCTCTCTCGGAACAAACACCAACCACCTGGTTATCGTCATTTGTTACAGCAAGACAGCCAATATTGAATGCCGTGAATCGAATTAGGGCCTCTTTTACAGTACTATTTTCATTTATTTTAAAATCTATTTTGTGGTAACAGCTATTTTGAAATACTTTTATTGCAGAAATTGAAGTCGGAATATTTGAAAAGGTCCTACGAGCTAACATATATGGCTATTAAACGTCTGGTGTTTTTATATTTTTTTAATTAATGATTTATTTTTTTTATATTACGCATACAAAGGAATCGCATCTATGTCCATGACGTCAACCGTTCCATGGTTTACTTCGACGGCATACTTATTAAAATATGAAAATTTCAATTGATTTTCGGGAGTATGTTCATGTACGGTTCTCGAAATCATCTTGTATAATTTGAAATTAGGATAACGATCCTCTCCCGTTTTTTTATACAAGACATTCTTTCCGTTGTCGTCCGTACACCAACGTTGAATCGTCTTCTGTAATTCGTCAAACTTTTCGGATTCTCCGTTTTCCTGGTCAATGATAAAATCATATACTGACGTGCCTAATCTACACAAATCAAAGCTGAAATTGGGTTCTAATCGCGGCTTTTTTTCATTTAAAAACGGTTCGCAATTATATTGAGTTGCCGCATCACCACCGGGAGCAAAACTGTCACTACAAAAAGTGATCGAATTTAATCGATAAATGGCTCGGCCAAAATCGATGATTTTAAAGATTTTTCCATAAGTGGGAACTTTATAAACCCGGTTCTCAAATTTGTAATATAAAAACTCAACGTCAGTATTCATGTACATAATATTATTAGTGTGTAAGTCATTATGCGTAAAACGGAAACATTTTTGAAACAACACCAAGGTCATAATAATTTGCATAAAAATGGCGGACCCAGTTTCTTCCGTCACAAAATTTTTCATAAATAATTCGTCCAACGTACCATCGCATTTCTCTAAACAAATAAGTTGAACAGGAAAATTATTAATGTAAGCGGAAATGTATTCGTCTTCTTCGACCGATTCGTAATTAGATGAATCACTTTCACTTTCCCATAAATCTTCATCGTCTTTGTCATCATCTTCATCTTCGTCATCGTCATCATCTTCGTCACAGCTACTATAATTTAGTTCACTATTATTCGATGCATTTGAATTACTAGATACGGAAATATTATGCTTTTTATCAATTTCGTATACCAATTCGCTTTCGGAATTAGTAACAGAGACATCTATCTCTACTTCAGATAGTTCCTCGGAGAGTGAAATCACTTCCAGGTTCTCAATTTTGGAAGAAATATTTAATTTTAATTTGTTAGATCGAGAACCAAAATTGGTATAATCGTTTTGTTTTTCGTGATTTACCAGGAAAAGTTTTCCCAGATTCTCTTTGAAAAAAGAGGATGAACTGACGTATTCCAAATCATCCGCAATATTCATTTTGTACTTTTTCTGAATAGCCAATGAGGAACCAAAATAATCCAGACAATTTACGACATTGTAATGATGAAGCATTTGACTATTTAAATAACAAAAAAAGTTGTCTACATAAGAACTATTATGAAAAAGGGACAACTTTTCAATAGATTGCGTTTTTAAATTCGGCAATTGCGTAGTTTTTGCGTCGGACAAATCATATTTACCAATCATAAATCGGAGAGGATCCAGAAGAGGTGAATATTTGATAAATACTGATTTTTCGATTTCTTTTTTAGATTCTACTTCGACTACAGTTGATAGATCTTTGATATGGTATTTGTTATTGAAAGCAATTTGGTGGGCGTTTTTTTCATTCATCACAAAAAATTCGGAATAAACGGGATTATAATTTTGGATTTTGTCTAATGAAAAGGGATTATATTGATATTGAATGTCTTCTTTGGTGGAGAGATAAGATTCTTCTAAAGATTTTACTACAAGAGGATTCATTTTGGTATAATGAATTCGAAATTTGTCCATCGTTTTGAGAACCCTGTATGGTATTTTTAAATATTTTTCTAAAGGGTTTTAACCGAAAACGAAAATCGGCAAATCTCGGGCATTTTAATATAGGAAACTATATATCCTGTATTCCCATGACTTTAGAACTAAAGAAGTTTGATATGAGAGCAATTACTTTTAAGCCGGACGAAAACAAGGGACCTGTTATTGTTATGATTGGACGTCGTGATACCGGCAAATCATATTTGGTAAGAGACCTGCTATTTTATCATCAGGACATTCCTATTGGTACAGTTATTTCCGGAACTGAAGCCGGAAACGGGTTTTATGCAGCACACGTACCTCGATTGTTTATTCATGACGAATACAATACTGTGTTGATTGAAAATATTCTGCGTAGACAGAAAGCAGTATTGAAGCAAATGAACAAAGAAGTTGCTACTTATAATCGAACGTTAATTGATCCCCGTGCCTTTGTGATTTTGGATGATTGCTTATATGATCAATCATGGACACGCGATAAGATGATGCGGCTACTATTTATGAACGGACGTCACTGGAAGATCATGCTTATTATTACTATGCAATATCCTCTGGGTATTCCACCCAACTTGAGAACTAACATAGATTATGTTTTTATTTTACGAGAACCCTACCTGACAAATCGAAAGCGTATCTGGGAGAATTATGCGTCGATGTTTCCAACCCTTGAGTCTTTTTGTGCAGTTATGGACCAAACGACGGAAAATTATGAATGTTTGGTTATTAACAATAACGCAAAATCAAATAAGTTGAACGATCAAATATTCTGGTACAAAGCACAAGATCATCCTCAGTTCAAATTGGGATCCAAAGAATTTTGGGAAATTTCTAAGGGTATGGGGTCAGATGATGAAGACGAAGCCTATGACCCAAGTAAAGGTAAGAAACGTTCAGGTCAACAGATAAATGTCAAGAAGACGAAATGGTAAAGAGTGCTTTTACTATGCTATTTTCAATATTGTAAGACGTATCATATAAGGCGCTGCGCTTCCTGCGGTTGTTACTGCTGCGGTTCCTACTACCGAAGATATAGCAAATACTAATGCGGTAGGAACATTTTGAACAGAGCGACCGTGTATCCAAGTTGTTGCTGTGGTAGAGCCAGAAATGGTATTAGTATCTATAGACAGTAATGCAGCAGTTGGTCCCGAATAAATTGCGACTGAACCAGCTGCTTCCAAGCTCATTTCGTAGTCTATCACAAAAACCCCTGGTCCTAGTGAAAAAACACTTCCTCCTGCTGCCAGACTTTGTGATATTACTAGCGGAATACTATTGTAAACTTGCGTATCAATTGTAAAAGCAGTTCCTGGGGGTACGGAATTATTAGGACTTTGTATCGTATGATTATATTCGGCATAACCAATAACACCGGTTGGTCCTGTGGGTCCTGTGAGTCCAGTCGGTCCTGTTGGTCCTGTTGGTCCAGTAAGTCCTGCGGGTCCTGTGAGTCCTACAGGTCCTACGCAGCAACACGTGACGCATTTAGTATGACATCCACACCGTCTTCGTTTTTTATGACGATGACTCTTATTGTGTTCAGAAGAAGGCATAAAATATATTATATAAACATATTTTTTATTTTAAAAAAAAATATGCTTCTACATGCATACTGTATTAGCTGTAAGTTATAAACAAATTTATAAGAACCAGAATTGTAATAGTAGGAAAACCGCCACTCCCTTTTTTCTTCCAAAAATTGAGAACTTTATTTAAAACCAAACCAAACAAAGTTCTCGAATTTGTAAAAATTGATCTCTTTTTTTCCAAAATTAGAATCGGTACTATTACACCTGGCTGGTTTAAAACTCCGTTTCTATCGCATCAATACTCATTGCAAATATGTCCTTTCCTCGTCGTAAGATCAACATGTCCATTCAGGAGTGCAACTATTGCCACGAAAAAGGACACCGGATCCACCAAATGGATCAGTTCGGATCTTACATTACCGACGAACAGGGAGAGCGTATTCTCGCGTGTCCCGTTCTTCAGTCGAAGGGCCAATCCAAACCTCGCTCTGTCAAACGGGCCGAGGAAGCGTTCCCTCCGCTTCCTGGTGCTAAGGCAGTAGCTTCTGACTGGATGCCAGTACTTGCAATGACAGCCGACGGCATCAAGACGGCAGAGAAGGACGCGAAGGCCAGAAAGTGGCAAGAGTGGGTCGAGAAGAAAGAGAAAGACAGGCAGATTTGGCGTGAGAACCATCGATTTCGGATGGAGTACAAGTATGGACCCCGCTGGTTTTTGATGGTTAAGCATACGGCAGAGGATGATGATTCGGCGAGAGAACTTCGCGAATTGGAAGAGGCTGCGTCCTTTGTTCGTGAGGAAGAAGCCGAGCAACGCAACGATGCGGTTTGGGAGAGCGTCCATGCGGCGTGGGACGAAGAAGACGACAATGCGCATAAGGTGCGTGAGGAGCGTTGGGCAACCCTTCCCGTGGGCCAAGCGAACAATGAACGTGACGAGTACATGAATGATCTCTGTGACCAAATCACGTCAGATGGGATACGGAATCAATGCCACTGAAAGGTTTGGATGACAAGAAGTAGGACTGTGGAATAGTAGTAGTGATTTAGTTTTGTCTAGGGATAAGAATATAAGTATGTATATTTTTTCCTTATTTAGAGTTGAAATTCGCTATTCTATTCCTGCTACATTAATATCTCATAATACTGTATCTAAATGCAAAAAAACGACTATGTATTTCCGTTCGACACATGCGAAAAACCGCACGAAAATGGAATGATCGCA